TGCATTAAAAAATGACGATAAACAGGCTAGACTTGTCAACCCGTGAGGTTCGGGGGTTCGAGCCCCTCCGCGCCCACTGCATCGCAATTTTCACCGTTGCCGTAAATACCGAGCCTGGCCGGCCGTGCGCGTGACCGGAAGGTGAGCAGATCAGACGCTGGCACGTCTGATCTGCGTTTTTATTTTCCTATCATTAACATCAACTTCCGCATCGTGCTGATGTCCATCTCCTCTGGTAAGTCCTCAAGCTGGATGGTTGACAAAGTAACCGTTACTTTGCTGTCCAGCAACTGCTTCATCTCTTCAGTAAATGACTTCACATTTTCCTGAGGAATGATGATGTCACCGTTCTCTCCCGCCCTGCCGTACTTTTCCAGCATTGACTTTCGCTGGCTCTCGAATGCTTCGAAGTGGGGTCGCAGGATATTGGCGTTTGACACAATATAAAACGCAACGTTGCGCTTAAACTTCTGATTGTCTGTTAAATCGAGAGTCATAAATTCTACAATCTCTTTGATGGTCAGGTCTTTCTGCATTTCACAACCTTTCTGACAGAATTTGCCGGATGGCTTTCAGTTCATCCAGTATTTGTTTCAGCGTGTCCGCTTCTGGCGCGGGTGTCGGCTCTGGTTTGGGAGCAGGCTCTTGCGGTTTCAGGCGTGGCTTGATTTCTGTAAGGAAATCTTCCTTATCACCGAGATAGTACTCAACGCCGATGTCAGTTGCAGCGCCATCAATAACTACATCCTGACTGCCCAAGTCCCAATAAGACAGTGATTTTTTGCGGTGATTTGTCCAGCCGAAAATTGCCGGTTGTGTGGCATTTACTTTGTACTTATTGAGCAAATCATGAATGTTTGTTGCGGTTGTGGATAGTCTTATCCATTTCGGAGCGTGGATATACAATTCCGGTCTTGACCCGATTGTAACTTCAAGGCTCGGATGGTCATTCACGAAATCCGCCCGTGAGTACACACCGAGTTTGAATGGCAACAAGATGCCTGCCCGTTGCAATCCTTCAATGCGGTCAACCACATCCCGTAAAGCAAAGCCGAGCCAAGCATCTGTAACTTGCCCAGAGCCAGTAATGGTGGACATTTCGTACAAGCCAATGCTCATAAATGAGATTGCCTTGTACCGCAACAGGCTAACCAGTTGCGAAATAATCGGGTGCTTGTCGTTGGGCATCCGGTCAACATCCTGCATGGTGATATTGTTGTGCAGCCAGTATCCTGCCCAGAAATCCAGCGATAAACCGATAATCAACCCGGCATCGTAGATGCGCTGTATCATCTCAGCAAGCACGCGGTTGTCGATGAAACGCAATTCCCGGTTGACAGGCGAGCCGATGCGAATATCGACGTAATCAAATTTTCCAGTTAACGTGGAAAAATCTACGTCTTTGTGGCGTTCATCGACTCCGATTCCAACAGCCCATTTTTCGTACATAAGTATCTCCTTTCTATGCAATTCTCGACCAAGATAGAACCAGTGTATAACTTCCGGTCAATACATCTAGTGCGCCGCCACTATCCTGGTATGCACCCAATTCGACGTAATCTCCAACCGACAATTTACGGTATGTGCTAAATACTAGATGTACCGGATTAGTGCTCATAGCCGGATGGGATTGCAAGGCAATCTCGGTCGAGCCGTTGAGATAGACGCGCCCAATGCGCCGTCCGGTTGCGTTGCCCGCAAAGCTCAAATGCCCGACAATCAAGTACAATCCATCTGCACGACAGGTTAATCGAGTAGGCGACCCACTTGACCATTGGGCAGATACACCAGATGGACGATCATCCCAAGCAGCCGACGAAAATGAAATCGCCGTCCAGGAAGCCGTGGATATAGATTGGTTTGTTGATCGTATTGCACGGCAGGTAGTAGCGGTTGAACCAGTAATAAAGCCCCCATATAAAGTAACATTACCACCCACTCTTAATTCGGAGCTGGACATACCAGTTGTACTTGTGTTATATCCAACTGCGAGTCCAGTATTAATTAGAGACCTAGATGAGGTTGCGTCTATTTGGAATCTTGTACCACCATCTAGGTCTAACCTAAATATCGACGAGTATCCATCATTGAACATAAAAATACTACCGAACTCTGTACTGTAACCACTGGACATCCATCGCAGTTTATTGAGGCTTCCGCCTCCGTATATAATTCCGATACCGCTTTCTTCTAGTCTTACATTTCCACCACCAGCATACAATTTTCCATCGCTTCCGAAGTATGCCTGCCTGACATTTGCGTTGAGACCATACAAGCCTGTCCTGTCCAGCCACAAGCCCGTGCCTGCGGTGGATGAGGTGGGTGGTGGGTTGCCAATAGCGATAGCACTGGAAGTGCCTGCAATTTTGAGTACATTCTCAATTGTTGCATCCGTGCCGGATAACTTGATGACATCCGTAGCATAATTGCGGATACGGATAATACCGTCCTGGTCAATGGTAATGTTGGCTTTCCCGCTGGCATACTCACCAATAGCCACGCCCCACTTCTGTGCACTATACCCCCAATTGCCGTTAAGATCGCCGATGCGGATGATCTCTGTTTGCGCGTTATAGGTTGCGCCTTGCCGGATCAATTGTATCCGCGGCGTATCATACGCATTGAGTTCTATCCGCCCCTGCCCGCTCTGACCTAAGACCGCAAACGGCGTCCCCGATGACCATGTGTTTGCTCCGCTGCCGTCCAGATTGCGAGTAACATTATAAGTCGTGCCGCCAACCAGCGTTCCGACCTGCATGTACTCAACCTGACCGGCAGCGCGGAATAAAACAAAATCGCCCGGCGTCATCGTCTTGCCGAAATCAATCTGTGTATCTGCCGGCGCGACATTCGCAGCCAGCGCCCCCTCATCTTTGCTGATGAGCAGCCAACCGCCCAACAACGTAACGGTGTTTTGCGAGAACAAAATTGCATCCAGCTCACTCAACCAACCCTTACGCCAGAGCAAAGTCGATGAGCCGAGATCGTATGTGTCAGTTAACTCAGGATATAAATGGCGGGTTTTAGTCAATCCTTGAAACACATGATCGTTCGTCCATGTAAAAGCCGCAGCCGTATTGATTCGTAGGCCATTCCCGTCAACCGACAAGCCAGACCAGGAAGCATTAAGTAGCACACTCAAGGTCTGGTCAGTTGTCAACAGTCCGCCGCCGGTCAGTCCGTTGCCAGCCAGGATTGATCTATTAAGCCGTCCGGCCTCATATGCTCTTCGCGTCCCGCTCCCCTCGGCGTGTGCATAGATTGTATGCGCATCCGTGATCAGATGCGCATCGTATGCCGCCGATAATGCCGATATGTCAACGCCGTCAATCGTAATCCCGTTGGCCACATTCAGGTTGCCAATCAGGTCGCGCGTTCCGTCTATCTTGAGAAATTGTGGCGCCTGATTATCATCCAAACTTCCCGTATGGTGCGGAGAGTTGAGCCCGTGCGGTGTTGGTGCAAATGGACCCGTTCCGCCGCCGATGGTATTAATCAGTTCCAGGATGCGTGGCTTGAGTTTTGCGTATAACTCGCCAATGCGTAATTTATCCATCCATCATCCTCGTACCAATACTGAGCGGATTCCTTTGTAACCGCGCAGCAGGCAAATACCTGTTCATCTGCACGTCGAACTCCGCCTCCTCGATAAATAACATGGTCGGATCGGCGATCAGACCGAGATCAACAGAGCCCGGAATCACATCTTTCAGCCGGGCCCACACGCCCACCGGACAGGTCGTTGCGTGGTACGGATCGCCCCAGATGTTTTGCACACTCCCGTCCGACAGTAAATAAATCTCCGGCTTATACGGATCAGGATCGGGCTCTGGATAAACAATCAATCGTCTATCCCTTGTTACGCTTGCCAGCAAGCGCTTGCTGCCGCTGCCGGCATCCAGTAAATCAAGTAAATTATGCAGTGCCGTTGTATCGCCGTTGCGGTCAGGGTCAGATGACGGAGTACTGATTGTCCCGCGCCACTCTATCCCCGTCAGAAACTGACCCGCATTGTTAACAATATTCTCAATCTGTATTTGATTGCTCAAATCACCCGACCCGGTGTACGAATAATACTTCCAGTCCAATGTCTCAAACCACCCCGCGCAGGTAATCGTTGCGGATAATGCCTCACTTTCGGAAATATCGATTGTTGGTATCGGATATTTCGCCGCGTTGAGTAGATTGGATTGATATGCCAGCGCGGTTGCTTCGTTTGCATCCGATAGCGTTGCAACCAGTTCTTTGACTCCGTAAGTGGCTACGGAGTTACTATCAAACGCAAATGGCGTGATTGCTTTTGCGTTGTTCACGGTATATATAACCGCAATCTGGTTGTACATTTCGTCCAGACTCACTCCAACCTTCAGCCTTCCAACGTTGATTTCGATTTGATTGATGTATCCCCACCACACGCAAGATTCGCGGTCATCAAAAATCTCAACCGGGCAGCGTAAATATTCAATCAGTTCCCAGATCGCCCGCTCGTTGGTCCCCCTGACCTGTATAATCGCCGATTTCGGACCGCCGATTGCATGGAACGAATACCGCTCAGGAATAAATTCCACCGGTGGAAGTGTCAGCGGATTTTGAAAACCGCGGTCCATGATGCGAATGCTGAAACTCATAATCCGCATCTCCTCGGCCGGTAGTATGCCTTGACCGATAAAACACGCATGATATCCGCATCACCGGTATTGCCTTGCTGCAAAAAATAAATCCTTTGCAGCTTGCCCGGCACGATCTGAAGTGGTTTGCCAATGCTGGTATAATGCCCTGTTTTCCCGCCCTCCGACCATCCATCCGTGTACAACTGCTGATTGATACCATCATCCACAATTCGCACGCCGTAAGCCGCCCCGTACCCGCGTGGGATGAGGACACGATAGCCGTCAAGTGGCGATATTTGCAAAAAATCTATTTGCATATTCGCTGTCCCGCTTTTTTGCCCGTAGATCACCAGATCAACCGGTGCCAAGTCTCCGCTCGAAAGCAGCCAGGGCGGTATCTGTATTTCGCCAATCTCCTGTATCCGAGCGCCGCTGAGTAGAACCTCTTGCGAAGAAGCCACGGTAGTCAATATTGATCCAGCCGGAAACATGATTTTTGTCTGCAACCGGATGTCTTGCTGAACAGAACTCGTAAAAACACACAAAATCTTGAACCAGCGTTTGTTGGCAGCATTCAGATAAGCGGTATTCAGCTCGAATCGCACGAGAGGTATTTGATACGAATTGGACCATACGAAATCTTTCACATATCCACCGCTATACCCGGACGCAGCCTGGTTGGTAATACCACCTTGCAATGCAATTCCTGCTTCACCCTCAATAACATGCTGGAATGTCGCCGGCGTCGAATAAACATTGTGAGAAATCCATAATTCCGATAACCGTGCGCTGGAGTTGAACTGATTGGTCATCTCCAGCCGCACCGGAGCCGGCAAATCGCCAGAAATAGCATTGTCGGCAATTTCGATGTAATTATTGCGTTTGTTCGGTGCACTTCCCGCGCCGTCATTCGCGTTGTATACATTTAGACCGCTGGTATTGTTCGTACCGTTCCCATTTGTCAGTGGTATTTGTTGTTCCGGTCCCTCCCAAAACGGATCACGCTCAATAAAAATAGTAGCCCTGATCACACCCCTGCGAAACTGGCTGTACAGGCGATTGTTGTAAGAAATCATCCCGTTATAGATTCTCGACCGCCACGCTGTACCACCGTCAATTGAAAAATAAACCCATACCCCATTTGGACCAATCGTATTATTGCGCGCATATTCAAAAAAACGATTGATAGATCGTATCTTATCGACGGCCAGAGCACCCTTGACCATCACATCAAACGACTCGCCGATTCGCTGTTCCAAATCAAGTGCAGTTTCCGGAAAATAACCATCCAGCAGCACAATATCCCCGCTATTGAGGTTAATTTCGTTTGCCGATTCGTCAATCAGTTTGAGTGTAATCATCTGCCGCGTGCCCTCTCAATCTTCTTCACCAGCGTTCTGGCCAGCACTTCCATGTCCATATTGTTGTTGACGTTTGCCTGCACAACAATGTTGATCGGCACCGCTGCCGTGCCGCCCAAAAGCGCGCTCCCATTTCCGGGTATGCTCACCGACATCGCAGTTTCCGCGGTCATTCCCCTGATTACCCGATTAATATCCTGTTCAATATCGCGAAATTGGCTCGAGAACCCCATTCCAAGCCCCAGCGCCATATTCTCGCCGATTCCGGCAAAGACGTGGGATGGACTTTGAATCTTGAGCGCGTCCTTGACACCATCAATAATTCCGCCAATAAATTTCTCGACCTGCGATCTCAGCCATTCCGCCCGCTCTTGAATACCGCTCCATATTCCGTTCACAATGTTTTCACCGACCCGAAGAATCGTCCCCATCAGGCGGTCAATGCCATCCACCAGTGCAGTAATCAGATCGCCGGCTGCTTCTCCCAACACCGGAAGCATCGTTCCAATGCCATCAATCAGCGCCAGCACCAGCTCCACGGCTGCTTCCGCGATCATGGGAAGCGAGACGATTAACGCATCCACAATCGCAATGACGATCTCCGGTATGTAGGGTAAGAGCACCGGAATCGCCTGAATGATTCCGGTGGCCAATGCCAGAATTAATTGCAAAGCAGCATTGATCAACAGCGGAAGATTGCTGATCAACGTCAAAACAATCTGCGGGATAATCTCTACCACAGCCGGTAACAACTGCGGAATTGCTTCCGCAATCCCGGCGGCAAGCGCAAGAATCAATTGCAAGGCAGCATTGATGATCATCGGCAGTTGCGACAAAATACTTTTTACCAGCGCTAGCAAAATATTTATTCCCGCGGGAAGCAATAACGGCACACTCTGAATAATGAAATTAACCAGCGTGGTCAACATGTTGACTGCTGCCGGTATCAACGCCGGCAGTTGAGCAACAATCGCACTGATGATTCCCTGAAGGATTCCCAGCCCCGCTTGCAGCATTTGCGGTCCCTGTTCGGCTGCATCGCCGATGATTTCTCCGATCAATCCGCCAATACCGGCCGCCGCAGCGCCGAGATCGCCGTCCGATTCCTGCACGATTCCGACCAGGCGTGAAAGATAACCCTGCAAAGTATCGGCCAATCCGCTAAATCCGGGCAGGAACCCCGCCATCAGATTCCGCACTGTTCCCTGCAAGCCCAGTTTCAAACTGGATAATTTATCGTCGAAGGCTTCAAACGCACGGACGTTTTCTTCACCCATGACCGCGCCGACCTTGTGAGCCTCCTCAGTTAGCGCAGCCATCTCATCCGCCCCTGCTTTGATCAGCGGATTGAGTTCCATCGCGGACTTACCAAACAGCTGCATGGCCAGTACATCGCGCTCTGTCTCGTTTGCAATACCGCCAAGTGCGGACATTGCCTCGAAAAACACTTCCCGCGAATCACTCAATGCGCCGTTTGCATCTCTAATCGGCACTCCCAAAGCACGAAAGGCTTTGGCAGCATCATTATTGCCCTGTGTGGCTTCCCCCATCGAACGGGTCAATCTTGTCAGAGCACCTGTCATCGTGTCTAAATCGGTACCGAGCATCGTGCCGACAAAATTCAATTCTTGCAGCTGTGTTGTGCTCAGTCCGGTAACATTGGATAAATCCAGTAGTTCGCCGGAAAACCTGGCGGTATCTACCATCAGTTTGGTGATTCCCGCTCCAATTCCTGCTACCGCTGCCCCAAGCGCGGCTATCGCCGCAACGCCGATTTTTGCTGCCCCGCCCAAAGCACCCAGGACGTTTGACAGCCCGCGTGTTTTTTCGGCTGTTTCTGCCTGGGCACGTCCCAGCTCTTCAACTTTTTTTCCTGCGTCCTGCGATTCTTTACCCATCTGATCCAGCGCAGTTTGAGACTGTTTGAGCTCAAACTGCATTCTGTTCAGAGTTTCAGTTTCGCGGTTCAATTTGATTTGTAAATCCTGCGCCGCGCGGGAATTCTCCCCCTTCTCGGCAGCAATGCGCCGATACTCATTCTGTAAAGCCCCAACCTTTTTTTGTTGGAGGTCTATCTGACCGGTCAGCGCCTTGATGCGCATCTGTAATCCATCCGCGCTTTTTGACCAGTCCCCGAGAGCGGCGGCTGAGGCGCGGAAGCCGGATTCAATGATGCGAATATCCCGATTCAGGGCAACCACCGCAGCCTTGAAATCGGTAGTATCCAGACTGATTTTAGAACTCAGCGGATTGTCGCTCATGTCATCCGGCCTCCGATTTACCAGCCATCTACCTGATCACAATACATTGTCTTGCCTGAACTGGCATCGCTCAATCTCGCGACCACCGGCAGTAAACTCTCGATGTCCGTATCATCAATGTCTCGCAGACTCCAGCCAAATGCCTTAATCAGCGATATTTCGAAATCAAGCAGCCAGTCATCCTCAATTTCCTCCGGGGCATTTACAGCCCCGGAGGGGTAGGGTTTGAGGGCATCAGCCCGCGCGCTTTGTTGATGATTGTTTGCAGCACGGTCACCATTTCGCTGACGTCAGCGCCGTTGTTCAGGTCTTCAATCGAGAACCTGTTTCCGAACGCCTCGACGACCAGCGAAGCCAGGGCATCGATATCATTTTCAGTCATGTTGTTGACATCCATGCTTTTCGCCATACGCACAGCTGCCTTGAGGATGCGCCACGGCACAAAAGCGCGGGTGTAGCTCGCTTTGATCTCGTCGTTCTCATCGTATAGCGTAATTGTGAGCGGTGTACCGACGGTCATATCGTCACCTTATGCGGTCGTAAATTGGATCGCGCCATTGAGCGTTTGTCCGTAAATATCCATTACGGCATAAGTCAGCAGGTAATTCGTGAGTGCGGTCAGGCTGCTGGTCGGATCAATGGTGATGATCTTCTTGGTCGAATCAAGGGTATTGGATGTGGTGATGACCGTCCCATCTGATGACTTAAGGAGCACCACGCCGCTTGTAGCGAAGTCTTTCAGCGCATTATTGAAGGTGAGAGTCAGATTCGCGCTGACCGATACACCCGTCGCGTCATTGAGCGGTACGCTGCTCATCAGAGCAAGAGCAGAGATCGAGCCGACACCGGGCACCTGCACGGCGTTGAACCAGTTCGCCCCGTTGAAGTTGGTCGTATCCTCATCGCCAACAACTCGTTTGACGCTGTCAAAAACACCGCCGCCAAGATCAAACTTGTAAACAGTCTTGATGGCCGTGAAGGTGAGCTGCAAGGTTTTCGGCTCAGGTTTCTCACCTTTGGTGGCGGTTTCCTCTTTGGGCATATCGAACTTGCCCTTGAGGTATTGATAATAGCGGTATTTTCCGTTCGATTTCAGACTGCGAAAACTGAGCGCAAAGTACGGTGCAACTCCGGCATTATCAAACATGCGCCCGGTAGTCGGGTCGAAAACCCGCCCGGTAATTTTGGCCAGCATTTCGATGGGCATGCCGGTTACGGTCAGATTGATTTTGGTGTCGCCCTCGCTGGTCATTACATCATAAGGCTGGTCATCCGCATATTGAATTTCGAATGATGTAGTCGGCTCTTGGCTCGCTTCTGCCGCCGGAGCAAGATACTCCGGAGTACCGGCTGCATAACCGAGAGCATCGTCTTGCGTGACCTCGGCAACGTATAACGAACTCAAGCCAATTTTAGATTTGTATTCTCCAGGGTTTGCCATTTCTTTACTCCTCTTCCAGGTAATTGAAATCCATCGCCAGCCCGTAATGTCTGGTTTCTGGATTGTAGGGCAGCTCGCGCCTTGCCCCTTGCGTGAATCCGGCCGCTTTCATTGCTCCGGCAATATCCGGCAGATTTTTCAGACCATCGCGGCTGTAGGCGCTCACCTGCACGAGATATGAGCGGAGCGTTTCGTTGTCGTCGGCGTGCTGGACCGGGGGCGATGAAACCAGAAAGTACACCAGATAGGTATCAGGACGCTCGGATTCGCTGTCCACGATCATCGCTCCGGCTGCCATCGGCAGCCCGAGAGGGGCAAGCGCATTGTATATCCGTTCCCAGATTGTCATAGTACGCCGCTCTCCTCTAGGCTCTCTTTCATGGCGTCCCGCGCCTTTTTTCCATCTTCCGCAATCGTTGGTCGGATGTAAGGCTGGGCCGCCATTGAGGATGTTCCGTATTCCTGTGCATTGCCATAACGGGCAGTATCTGCATCCGTCAAGCCGCGCCTGTCGATCAGACCAACCTCGCAGAACACAAAATTGCCATCCTGCTCAGGCCCGAAAATACGGATATTTTCCCGCAGATTCCCGGTTCTCACCGGGACGCGATTCCGCATACCTTCTTGCAGTACTTCCGCTCCTGCCAGCACAGCCCTGGCCGCGGCTTCATCTACATCTTTCCCGGCCGCGGCAATCTTTTCGAGGTATTCATCCAGCCCTTTGAGGGTCAATGTCGCTTTTGTAGCCATTTTTAACCTGTCTTCAAACGTTTGACCTTGATCTCAAGATACTCATTGCGTTCCATAATGTTGTCGATGGATACGATCTCGAAAATCTCGCCGTTTTTATCCACCACCCACGATTCGTCGATGCCGGCCATATAGCGGATAAGCAGGGTGGCGGGAGCAATAGCCCCGGCCATGTCCGCGGTCCATACCTCTCTGCCGTGAGCGTTCTGCCACCTGGCATAAACAGTTGCAGCACTGGCATAAACCTCTTTTTTGAATCCGCCGGCATCGGTTGTTACCGTGCGCTTCTTCAGCGTTATCGGCGTGCGCAACTCTCCCGGGTTGATCGGCTTTTCGTTGATTCTCATAAATCACCGGGTGGAATGATATGCGCTCGAAACCATTTGCCGCTCAGATCGCTGCTTACCACTTGCTTGAGGTGCTCATCCAGGCTGATTACGGTTTCGAAACCGGCAGATTGATCACCGCTCGAGCCGATGATCCCGGTCACACTGGCAACGACACTTCCTCTCTGGATGCCCGGTATAGTGATGTATCCTACACCGGGCAATCCTTCGAAGATGTGATAATTGAGCGCCATTGCCTCGAGCTGTACCAGTGCGGCAGTAAGTCCGTGATTGAGCGTGGCGATACCGGACGCGATCATGCCGGGATTTTCGAACCATAAGACCAGCAGCATTCGTGCCGCGTTCTTCGCCTCAGGTGCGACGACCGGATCGGCAGCCCAATCCCGGCCGGTTGCCCGCTTGATGTAAGCGTCCACCTGCGGCAAGAGCCGCAGCATTTCCTCGTTATCAACGGTGCAGCGCAGCACACTGGCCGCTTCAGCAGTTGTCAGGATATTCGCCACAGGTGGACCTCCGTCTTAGCCAAGCAGGGTAGCAATCGCTTCGGATTTGACCGCTTTCACGCCCCAGGCGAGGCCGACTTCATAGGCAATCCGGCGCCGTTGGCGGTACATCGCCACCTGGAACGAAATACCGGTTTGTGGATCGGTGATGACGGTCACATCATCGGCTGCATCGCCTCCAGCGGGCATGGCCGGAACGCGCATCAGTAAATGAATTGCCGACCGGCTGAACCCGAGATTGGGAGTGTAGTTGTTGCCCACGGTGACGGCGTTGTTATCCGGAATGGCAACACGCAAACCGGGAGGAGCGATCTTGAAACTGCCTCCGGAAAGTGCAGAGGCAACCACGTATTTGTTAGCGGTGTCAGCAGCGAAAGTAACGATGTCGCCGGGCAGGATGGTGCCGGTTCCGGTATCAACCGGAATGGTCGTCTCGCCAACTGCAAGACCGGCAGCGTTATTAACCAGATAGCCGGCCCCAGTCCCTTTGGTGTGCGTTTTGACCTGCGCACTCTCCCGAACGGCAAAACTAAACAGGTCGAGCAGTACCCCACGGCGCAGCAGCTCGGTGCTCCCGGATTCGTTGGCTTTGGTCAGCTGAGCCAGCGCGCGCATTTTTGCACCGGCGGTAGTGTTGAGTACCAGCTGGAGATCGCTGTTTGGCGCGCCGTTATCCAGCAAAATCTTCAGCACATTCGCCGGATCGCTCAGGTCAGTGCCGCTGAACGGCGGAGTTCCGGCGGTACCGTATGCGCGGCTGGCCGCCACGTAGAGCCCGGCCAGGTCGGTCTCGACTTCATTGGTCAGGGTGCGCATCGCCTGAGCAAACTGATCGCGCAGGATAATGTCGTACAAACCGCCGAGAGCTTTCTGTTCTTCAGCCTCCCAGAAGAAGGTTACCGAACGCACCTTACTGATGGTCATGAAATCCGAGCCGATGGTCATTGCGGCCGGATCGGGTCCGGTAGCAGCCGGGACAATGTCGCTTGCAGCAATTGCCGGCACGATCGGATAGCGCAGCGTCTGATCTTTGGCAACCTGCTCGCCGTTCGCATCCAGCGTAACCGCCGGGATGAATCCGGTCAGCTCGCGCATGACGATGTCAGCAGCTGCATAGATGGTTGGAATTAAATTGGTGAGTGTATTACCCATTTTGAGCCTCCGTTTTTAGTCTTCGATTTTTCCGCCGGAGCGAATGAACCGCGCTCGATCCACAAGCGACATACGGTCGTACTCCTGACGTTTGATCACCGTTGGTTGATTGTCCACAACCGCCGAATCGGTGGACGAAACAGGAATGAAGTTTTTGGCAATATCATTAGGGCGATTCGCCCGCTGCATTGCTTCATAAAGGGCAACTGCCTCTTCGTGCTTTTTCTGTGCTTCGTCCAGCGCCGAGCGCAGTTCAAGCGCGGCAATTTTCCCTTCTTCCGTCCCGGATACGAAGTGTTCGTGGATTTGATTGGCAATCCGCTGCACTTCTTCTTCAGCCGCAATTACGGCATCGTAAAAAGGTTTCAAGTCTGGCATTACCGTACTCCTTTCTTCAAAATGTTTTGTACTCGCTCATAAAGAACCTGAGCTTCATGTTTCATATCCTCCGTCAGCGCGCTGGATTCCGACGGCAAGATATTTGTGTTTTCCAGGGCTTGTGCAATTGGGGTTGGGAGATTGCTGTAATTGCGCAGGGCATTTACAACAGCTGCGCCCTGAGGCAGCTGGATTGGAATGGGTTTTTCATAGTGGATGATCTCATCTACGAAACCGAGATCAAGTGCCTTTTGCGCATCCATCCAGGTTTCCTCGGTCATCAATCTGGACAACCGTTCTCGCGAGAGACCGGTTTTGCTCACATAGGCATTGAGGATTCCTTCTTTGATGGCTTTCAAAGCATTTGCCATACGGGTGAGGTCTTCGATGTTTATTAGTTGAGCCATCAGAAACACTACACTGGGATCGTGCACCATGAAGTATCCGGTATCCTGTATTCTGACCACATCCCCGGCCACGGCTACAACAGTGGCTGCGCTGGCGGCAATGCCGTCAATCTGCACAGTGACTCGACCGGGATAATCGCGAATGATGGTGTGCATCAGACTGGCAGCAATCACATCCCCGCCGTAGGAGTTCAGCCGGATCGTGACAGGACCGCCACCGCCCGTGCGGTATAAATCATCTTTGAACATTTTGGGAGTGATATCGTCATCGAACCAGCTGTATTCGGAGATATATCCGTACAATTCGATCTCCGGCTCACCGGTTTCGCTGTTTTCCGCATTGACAATCCGCCAAAACGGCTCATAGGGTTTTGCATTTCCCTCAAAGCAGCGAATAGGCTGCCTGGTATTCGGTTTGATGTTCTCCACTTTGTCTTCCAGCCCGGCGTCACGCCGGTGGGCTCTCAAATGCGCCTCAACCCCGGCTCGATCTGCATCGGGAATATCCGCCTGGCTCAGCCTGGCTAAAGCGTTGTTCACAGCATTGATATTGGCTGGTGTGTCCGTTCCTGCCTCATGGTGCGGAAATTTATAACTGGTCTTTGCATCAGGGTCGCCTTCATCATCCACCCAGGCGTGCATATAGCGCAAAACATCAGCATCATTCGGCGCCTCGGCCACTTCGGCAGGGCCGTCCCAGTCCGATTCGGTATCCACAGGGGTTTTATGCGGTCTTATTGCTCCCATTTTCACCTTCCTTTTCTCCATCGATTACATCAATGGCCCGGTAATTCATCGGCATGTAATGGCGGTCACCGCCCGGGTAAGCGCTCATATCGTCCTTCTCGCGGGCTTCGTTGGGCGTCATCATGCCGTTCTGAATGCGGATGGCCATTGATGCTGCCCGCGCCTTACTATCCATTCGTAAGAGCGCCTCGCGAATAAACTTGAAATAATGCGTTGCCTGTTCCTCTTGGGACAGCCAGCGAATCCGTGCCGCTTCCTCCCACGGGACCAGATAAGCATCCAGCGTGCCTTGCAGATACTCCAGATACTTCTGTTCGTTAGAGTTGTAGGCTTCCTTCCCGCGATTGAGCATGTGCTCAGGCAGTCCAAAGAAATTACAAATGTCTCGATCGGTAGCATCAATGGATTCAAGAAATTGAGCGTCTTTCAGCTGGATGTGAATCGGCTCGAACTTGGTAATCTTGTTATCGAAAACTGCCAGCCGGTAAGCGTTCTCCGCACCGCTCATCGCCCGTTCGTATTCAAGACGCGCTGCCTGGCGCGCTTCTTTGTTCAATTCCCCTGCAAACTGAATATATGCGGCCGGCAACATACCCTGCGAGTACAGTTTCGATTCGGCCTTGTAAGCCGCCAGCTGCCGGCCAAACGTCTCCCGGGCAAATGTGATCACTCCGCGGCCGACAAAACCAGTTGCGTCCGGATTGATCAGCAAATGTAGCACCTCCACGGCCGGGATGTAACCTGTAGAACCATTCGAAAAAGTGTGGCGGTACCACAGTTCGCCGTCCAGTGTGAAAACCGGCATGGTGCGATCCGCCGGTAATACCAGTAATTGACGCGGTCCAACAACCGGGGACCAGATATAGGCGTTCCCGTAAAACAACAGCCATTCGATCACTGCCTTTTTGAATTGAAACGGCGTCCAGCCCCAAATATTGGGAGATACCTGTAACAGATAAGCGATATTGCGTGTAACCGGATCAGGCTGTATCTGCTCAACCTGGCGGCCGTTTCGGCGCATTACCTGAAACGGGAGTTTAGCCACATCGTCTGAGATAATATTTTTCGCCCGATAAGCGGTAGCTATTGAATGTGCGCGATAAACCGTTACCTGCTCTCCGGCTTCGGTGGAATATCCATAGGACGGCACGTATTCATAACGCGGCTGCTCTTGAGCCGGCGCCTCTTTCACATTTGCACTCTTCAAAAGTTCTCTAATCAGCATATTTCGCCATCACCTTTCCGATCAGCAAACTCCAGCCGATCAGCATCAGACCACCCACAATCCACGTAACGATCACCGACCAGAGTGATAGGCCATACAGGATACAAATGCACCCGGCCAGCAAAAGCAGATCATCAAAAAATTTGAGTATCTTCATCACATGCCCCATTCTGGATCGAGTATTTTGGCGCTCAGGTCTTCATTCTGGTAATAACGCGCTCTGGCCATCGCAATCACCCACGCGGCCACGTAGTCAATTCGTTTCGTGCGGTCCAGCGATTTGCCTTTATTTTCTTTCACGTATTTGATCAAGCCGCTGCCATTTTTGGCTATGGAAGTATTACCAAAGCACCACGCCGCAACCGGATTCGGTTCGTGGCTGATCTTTTTTTCTTTCAACAGCACCTCAATCTGATTCATCGGGTCGGTCAATTGCACAAATGTTTGCGGAATGCCCACGACGGTCAGCCCTTCCTGCTGTAATTCCTGTAACAACATGGTCGCAAACGCCGGATCGGCATCAACCTCTTTGATGTTGTACAGCGCCTTGAACTCCAGTATCTTGTCACGAATCCGGGTGTAATCTACTACGTTGCCGGGAGTTGGGGTAATCCAGCCTTGTGCTGCCCACTGGTCATACGGCACTTTATCTCTTCGGATGCGGTCTTGCATGTTCTCCTCAGGTATCCAGCCTTCCCAGATGACGCGCCATTCTGAAAGCCCGGGTTGCGGCGGAAAGACCAGCGCCAGTGCGGTCAGATCGGTGGTTGAGGAAAGGTCCAGCCCCATGTAACAATCCATGCCGATCATCTCCGCCCTGCCCCAGCTGCCATTCGTGGAATGGAATAATTCCAATGGCAACCAGCTGGTGAGTTTATAGGTCGGCCACTGGTTTAGGCGTAACCAGCGGAACAGACGCTCGTCCGCAGGGCGCTCTTTCGCCTTCATGGCCGCTTCGCGTATGGTATCAATCTGTATAGTCACCCCCAGGCTCGGATTAGCCTTCTTCCAGTTTTCCTCGTTGTAAATATCATCTCCGTCGTAGGAGTAAATCACTGCGTACCAGGTGGGATCAACAATCTCACCGGCAATGATTCGCCGGGCATATTCGTGCTGTTCCCAGCAAATTGAGACCCGATCCGGGTCATCACCCGCAGTAGTGATGATCCACCAAATCGGCTGCTCGCGCGCATCACCGGCGCCAAACGTCATCACATCCCATAAGTCGCGGTTTGGCTGGGCGTGCAGTTCATCAAATATACAGGCCGAAAGATTCAAGCCGTGCTTCGTATATGCCTCGGCGCTCAGCACCTGATAAAACGTACCGGTCACCTTGTCAATCAGGCGTTTCTTGCTGAGCTGCAACTTGGTGCGCTTTTTCAAAGCAGGCACCTGGTCGATCATGTCCACCGCAACATCAAAGACAATTGAAGCCTGCGAGCGATCGGCGGCGCAGCCGTACACCTCGCCGTTAATTTCGCGATCCGCAAAGGTGTGATACAACCCCGCGGCGGCCGCAAGTTCGCTTTTGCCGTTTTTCTTGGGTATCTCAATATAGACGTATTTGATGATACGTTTCCCGCGCTCATCAACCGTCCCATACACATCCCGCACGATCTGTTTTTCCCAATCAAGCAGCTTGAACGGCTGCCCGTAAAACCGGCCTTTGGTGTGCTTAAGCGATTCGAAAAAGGTAATTGCCCGCTGGGCATGAGCTTCACTGAACATCGAACCTCCGCCTAGCAGGAATAGAAAGAAGAGAATAAATAATCCAAATCGCTTCATGTAGTGCCATTCACAAAATCGCTTACATCATCGAGGAGCTTCTCCAGTTCGTCTTTCGGCTCATCCGGCTCTTTTTTCGCCGGTGCAACTCCAGCCCTTGCTCTAGGAGTCAAGTACAAAGACTGCCGTATCTGTAAGAGCAGTGCGCGCTTGCGATCAGTCCGCGAATCCAGCTTAACGACTACATCGTATGCCTCGACAAGTGTTTCTTCGGATGCCTGTTCAATTTGTAAACTTACCCAGCGGTCATAAGCTGCTTTTCTCATTGCGTCCAGCTCGTGAACCTGCTCGGTTAGGATACAGTAATCCACCAGCAGATCGAAATCCAGCCTGGTTACGATCTCGCCCTCAAGCGACATAAACTCACGCATCAGACGCCGCCAGGTTGCTTCGGCAATTTCATGCCCGCGCAGCCGAGCCGGAGCACTGAGAGGTAAATCACGATTCGGCCGCATGGCCATCTCTCGCGATTCGCGCTCGGTTTTTTCCGCCGCGGTCTCATGTCGCACAATCAGAGCTCTTGGTTTTCTTACCGGCATGTCAGGATTCCTCACGTTGGGATTTTTTTTCGCGCGGATG